GGCACGCGCTGGGTCACGATTGCGGCGAGTAACAACTAACGGGCACAAGCCCAAAGATTTTGGAGGCAAGATGGATCTGGAAATCAAGCGACTGTACGACGAGGCCAACGTAGCGCACACCGCTGCAATGGCGATCCTGAACGAGTATAAGGGCAAGGACCTCCCGACCGACAAGCAGGCCGAGGTGGACAAGCTACTCGACGACGTGGAGGGCAAGACCGGCCTGGCGAAGCAACGCGAGCGCGCGGCTGAGGCCGATGCGTTCTTGAACGACCCGGCGACTCGCAAGTCGTTCTTCGAGGACAAGAGCGGCGCGTGCGCCGAGGTGACTTGGCAGGGCAAGAAGATCGACCCGGCAGAGCTGACCCAGATGAAAGCAAGCTCGCCCTTCCCGTACTTCCTTGCGACCAGTGAGACTGGCTCGCAGGAATACGCCAAGGCGTTCAAGCATTTCATGCGGGCGAGCAAGGATCAGCGGCTGAGCGAGCAGGACCAAAAGGCGCTGAGTGCTGGCGACATGGCGGGTGGCGGCTATCTGGTGCAGGACACCTATCTCACGGCGATCCTGGTCAAGGCGCGCGCTGTTTCAGCGATGCGCACTATCTCGAACGTGCTCCCGCCGATCCCCTCCGGCTCGCTGATCACACCGACCGAGGAAAGCCTGTTCTCTGACGCGACCTGGACCACTGAGATCCTCACCGGCAGTGAGGATACCGTGACCCCGTTCGGGCAGAAAAAGCTCACCCCGAAGCCCCTGGCGAAGATGGTCAAGGTTTCCAATACCTTGCTGCGTAGCCCGACGTTCGACGCCGAGGCGTACGTGCAGAACCGCTTCGCCTACAAGTTCGGCATCCCGGAAGAGAACGCTTTCGTCAACGGCTCCGGGGTCAATGAGCCGCTGGGCATCCTCAAGACGGCGAGTCTGCCAAGCTACATTACAGCGGCATCGAACGTGGTCACTGGCGATGACGTGATCAACTGGATCTATTCGCTGCCGGCAGCCTACGCGCCGCAGGCGAAGATCCTGACCAACCGCGCGTTTCTCCGTAAGGTGCGCATCCTGAAGGACGGCTTGGGCGGCTACATCTGGCAGCCTGGACTTGCCGCGGGGATGCCGGGGAGCCTGCTCGATGTGCCCTACGCGCTGAGCGACCAGTTCGACGATGGGCTGGACGGGTCGGACGTGTGGGAAGATAGCGCCAATATCGCGGTCATCGGTGACTTTAGCTACTACTGGATCGTGGATGCACTGGGCATGACGATTCAGCGGCTCAACGAGCTGTATGCCGCGTCGAACCAAGTCGGGTACATCGGGCGAAAAGAGTGTGATGGGATGGCGGTCCTGGCAGAGGCGTTCTATGCCCTGCACATCAAGGACTAACGAGTCGATCTACCCGGGGCGGGCTGCCCGCCCCTAGCGAATAGGAGAACAGACAATGAACGGTAGCGCGAGCCTGAAAGTTTCGACCGCACTGGACTATGCCAGCGGCACCGCCGACCGCGAGGGCGCTGGGCTGGACATGCGCGACTTCGAGGGTGTGCTGATGATCGTCAAATGCGCGGCGGTGCACAACTCCGCGACCTATTCGATCAAGGCACAGCAATCGAGCGACGACAACAGCACGGATACCTACGCGGATTTGCTAGGCACCTCGATCACGATTGCCGGGTCGGACGATGACCAGATTTTTATCATCGACTTGGTCAAGCCGCTGGAGCGGTACGTGCGGCTCTACGTGGACAAGGACACCTCCAATGCCTGTGCCGAGAGCGCGATCTACGTGCAGTATGGCGCACGGGCTGAGCCGGTGACGCAGACCGTTACCGACGAGGTGACCTACGAGATGCACATTTCGCCGGCTGAGGGCACGGCCTGAGTCTAGACGAATCGGGAGTCCGTTATGGCCTACGTGACGCTGACCGAGCTGGAAGAGCAATGCAATATCCCGGATACGAGCAAGGACTCGTACCTCACTACGGCACTCGCGGCGGTGGAGGCAGAGATCGAAAAATACTGCCATCGCTGGTTTGTCGTGAACGCTACGGACGAGATCCGTTACTACACGTATCCGGCGGGGCGTAACGATAGTGTCTTGTACGTCGACGATCTGGTTTCAATCACGACGCTCAAGACAGATACGGAAGGTGACCGGACGTATGGCGATACGTGGGCCACGACGGACTTTGATTTGGAGCCGGTGAACGCGGTGCTCAAGGGCGAGCCGTACAACGAGATTTGGGTAGCGCCAACGGGCGACTACTGTTTCCCGGCAGGCGTGCGGCGAGGGGTCAAGGTTACGG